AACAGGATGAGTAGGATTATCTACATCTGGAAAGCCTCCTGAAGACGGACTATAGGTCTCGATGTCAAGGTATACTACCTTAAGTGGATTATTAGAGAATTCCTTATCTTCATTCTTAGTCCAAAAGGTATCAATAAGATATTGCTGAGCTGCAGGTAGGTTTTCGTAAACTCTCTTTATCTTTGACTCAGTAATAAATTTGTAACGCTCGTAGCTATTATTAAAGATCTTCTTCTTTATCTTACCACCGTAGATTGATACCTTCTCACCTTTAGGATCATCTACATATAAGTATGGACTATGCGATACAGAGTAAGTTACTCTCTTGCCGCTTTCATCCCAGGTAAAGAGGTTAATACAACGCTCTTTACTATTATAAACTGCATTACGATACATCTAAATATAGTATAATGTAGTTCGATATAAATTCAATAGCGTCTTATGGATTCCAGCGTTTAAGATATTTACGATCTGGAGAGTTATATGGAGTGTTTAGTGCTTCAAGATGACATCCAATATTTTCTTCATTCTCCATAATACGTGTTAAACCATACCCTCTCAATAGCTCGATGTTTTCTTTATACTGTTTACGATTCTTATAACTTAAGATAGTTTCAATTTTAAATTTAAGTTCTTCAGCAGATTTAAATCTAAGACTTTCTGGAGCAGTACTATATGTAACAAGGTCTTGGCATAGGCAGGGAATACCTAATACCGCGGCCTCAACAAACTTAATATCTGACTTAGATTTATTAAAGTTATTGTCTTGTAAAGGTGCAATCATAATTTGGGCTTGCAAGCTAGCGATAAATTTAGGATAGTTAAGTAAGTTCTGCCAAGGATGAAATTCAATATCTCCCGACTTAACGTATTCTAGTAGGGGTGGAGGAAAAGCTCCAACGAAAACCCACTTATATTTGTGACGTGTGTCAATAACTAGCTTGAGAACATGTTCAAAGTCATCCTTACCACTAACCTTATTATCCACATCATAATGAGCGCCAGAACCAGTATAAAGGATTCTTGGTTTCTTATAGTGCTGATCATAAGCATCAACTACTCTACGTCTACTGTAAAGATGACCCATCCAGAAGTCTGGAACGAAGTTAGGTAATACTGTAATTTCCTGCTTTCCGGTACGAGCAGTGTATAGGTCTTTCATATACTGACACGTAACGGTGACCTCATCGCACATATTAATAATGTCAATACAATTCTGTCTAATTCCTCCTCCAACAAACGCAGATTTAAATTTATTATAATCTGGAATATCCTCTTCAAATACTACATCATCTACTTCATATATTAATTTAAACCCATGTTCTTTTTGAATACCTTTAAGAAAGGCAACAAAATCTTTTTGAGCTTTACTTGCTTGTCTTTGAATTTTAATACACTTAATACCTTGATACCAGCGCGGGTCAAATACCATGCTCGTTAGCGAAGAAGAACAACCGTTACCTCTTATATTAATTAATTGTTCTGGCCAGAGCATACGCCAGTGACCACAACCGGTTAAGTCACCGAGATAGTTTAAATATCTCGGTAGACCTAGTTCACCGGGCGATATAGGAGATGATGGTGCCTTGAGCGGTAGAAAAGAATTGATTCCTGGTCTGCTTGCGAACGGAGACGCAAAAGGAGATGCAAAGGGTTGAGGTAACATTAGCGACATACATTATGTTATGTCATAATGTTAGAAATTCAATAGTTAAATCTCTATATAATCAAGTCTTCTTGTTATACCGTTACTTTTCTCAAGATAAATTACGTCACCAGTAACAGATTTAATAGATTCCTTACGATGTGAGATAATAATATTACATTCATCTAACTCTTCAACTCTCTCTTTAAGAATAGTTGTGATTAGTTCAATACCCTTTTCATCAAAAGATGAATCGAATAACTCATCATATATTGCAATATTATATCTTACTTCACCCTGCATTCTTCTTAGATCAGAAAAAGTAAACAAACAGGCAAGGTCAATAGCTTTACGCTCAGCTCCAGAAAAGTTAAAGTAAGAGCATACTTTATTCTTTTCATTTAAAATCTCCTCCTCAAAATACTCGTTAAAGATACAGATACAGTTTGAGTCTAATTTTTTAAGAAAATATAGCAATCTACCATTAAGAGTTTCGAGTAGTTTGTTAACAATATAAGATTTTACCCCTTCCTCACTAACAATATATTTAACAATATCTAACTTACTAAGCTGCTTATTAAGAGTTTCACCTACAGTTGACATTTCAGCTACTCTTATTTCTGTATCACTAATTAATTTATCGAATGTGGTGTCATTACTCTCAATAGCTAAGATATCTGAATCAAGCTCATCTAACCACTCTTTAAGCTGGTCAATACGTTGCTGCTTGTTTACTTTATCTTGCTTCGAAAGATTATGTTTAGATATAGTTTGATGTGAACTAGCTATAATATTCTTAATACGCTTCTTCTTATCTACATATTCTTCCAGCTCAGTAGTTTTCTCTTTTACATTAGTAGCAAGCCGTACTATGTCACTTTTTAGATTTTCCTTCTCTTGCTTTATAAATGCAAGGTCGTGTTCTTCAATACCTCTTAAACAGACTTCACATTTATGCTCTGACGTTCCTATCTTCTTATAAGTGGATTGCATATCAGTAATCTTTTGTTTACTAACAGCTATCTCTACATTAATATTTGAAATATACTCGTCACACTTATCTACCCCCTTTTCATAATCTTTAATATTTTTCTCAATGTCGCTGAAGTTAATACTAGATGATCCATTAGTATTGTCTAGATTGTTAATATAATCGGTTATGGTTTGTATCTCAGCTAGGTTGCTTTCTCTGCGACTGTAATATAGCTCTTTCTTTTCCTTTCTCTTAGCTAGTGTATTTTCACGTTGATGGGTGTAGTTCTTAAGGTTTTGATTAACTTCACCAAACTTAGCTTGATGAGTATCAAGCTCTCTCTTCGTATCATTATACTCAGAGCGTAAACGAGAAATCATTTCACTAAATACCTCAAGTCCAAAAATATCCTCAATAAACTTACGCTTATCAACCTTACTCTTAGCCATAAACGGCACCGCATTATTGACTGTCATAATAACACAGTTTTGGAATATGGCAGGAGACGCATTTATGATATCACAAATATGTTTTGTAGTATTACTAGTGCTATCTAGAGTGATGTCTATATCATCTTCGAACAGCTGAACCTTTGTAGGGTTCATATACCTAACAATCTTATATTGTTTAGTTGACGCAGGTGTAATAAGCTCGAAGTCAAGTTCTACTTGAGTCTTACCACCAGTTACATTATTAGGTATTAAGTCCTTTTTAATTTCCCTTAGTGTCTCTCCAAAGATAGCAAAGTAAATAATCTCAGCGACGCAAGACTTACCTACACCGTTACGACGATCAGGCTTATCTTTATTACATCCCGTAATAACATGCAATCCTTTCTTAAAGCTAACTGCTACTGGCTCCTCACCAATAGACAGAAAGTTCTTTGCTACTACTCTTTTAAAGTTAACGTATTTCATTATGAGCACTTACGATATAAATCGAGAGTATAATCAATTATATCCTTCTTTTCTTCAATATCTAGCAAATTAATAAAGTCTGTTATAGCTTGACTTACATCAATACCAGACATGTCCTCTTTATGCTTACTATCGTCTAAAATACGATTAAAGTTAATATCATAGTCTACTGTGACACTTTCAGGTTTAAGTAGACTTAGCTTACTAAGAAGGACATTCATATCTTCTTGACAAATATTCTTATCAACCTTAAGTTTAACAATGTTATTGCTTACAATGTGTTTAATTCTACTATTAATAGTACCTTCCTCAACGAGCTCACTTAATGTAAGTTTTTCATACAGTGGGGATATTTTATTTTCAATAAAATCATACTCCATTGAATCGAGATCTAAAATATGATAACCTTTACTATTACCTGCATCACCAAAGTCCATTTGAAAGGGATTACCAACATATAAAATAGTACCTGCACTATAGACTTTTTCGTGTCTAGTATGAAAGTGACCTGAGAAAACTAATTTAGATTTAACTAATAGATCTTTTACTTTAATGCCCTCTTCACATATCTTAGTGCTATTAACTTTAAAGGTCTCAATCTCGAAGTGACCAAATATAACATCACATTTAGGTATATCCTCGACGTTTGTATTCCAAGGACAGAATGTAATAGTTTTATCAAACCATTCCACTGATGTAATACTATCGAATATGTTTACATTCTTACGATTTTTAAAAATAGAAAGTGATGTAACGTCTGTTCGATGTTTAAAGTACATATCATGATTGCCCGGTATAGCGAAAATATTAAACTCCTGAAGTATGTCTAATATATTAGCTGATATCTGTAAAGTATTAACAGATATTTCACTTCTATTATGATGCCAATCACCACAGAATATAATATCTTTAATATTACGTTTATTAAGATCTACTTTTAACCAATTAGCCCATTCAATAGCTATATTATGCCAAAATGTGCTATTAGAGTGAACACCAAGGTGCAGATCTGATATTATAGCTATTTTAGCTTTCTTCGCTGTTGTAACCGTCATAATAGTCTGAGTCCATAGGTTTAACGTAAATTGAGTGACCGCTACCTGCAGAAGAGTCTATCATACTATCTTCATACACTCTATCTCTATAGTTTTTAAGAGTTTCGTGATGACGCTTTTCTTTTTTAATTCGGTTAATAAAAGCGTGAAAAGCGATTGTAGTAAAATAAGAGAAAGGGTTTGAGTTAGCGTCAAAATTATATTTTTTAAATTTGAGAGCGCTATACATCTTAATAAGCGCATCACCAATCATTTCCTCCTTATAGGAGTAGTTAATAAATGACGGATTAAAGCTTAGACCATAAGCTATTTTTTTAATATTTTCTGCAAGATCGTCAGTTAATATATCGGTATCATAATACACCTGAAGAGAGTCCTTAAACTCCTTAGGTATTACATAAAATTCTTTTACTCCCTTAGCCATATCTAATAATATGGGAGGTTGTAATAATATCAAGGCTGTATAATATTTTTAATAGAGTATTCTATCTTTTCTACAGTATATATATCCTGTCTTTTGTTACAATGTGCTTTGCCATACTTAAGATTGTCACATATATCTATAATATTGAGCTTAGTCTTACTCTCATGCTGTCGTAGACCGCGTCCAATAGATTGAACCGTCCTTACAAAGGACTTACCACCAGCAGCAAATATAATATTATGCAGATTCTTAATGTTGACCCCGGTAGAGAAAATAGCACTGATAGCAACACATATAATATTGCTATGTTCCTCCATTAAATTTTTAATACGCTCTCTCTCCTCTACTTCAATCTCACCTCTTATATAAAAAACTTGTCTTTCACTTATATTACTCAGGTAATTAAACATTGACTCACCATGAGCTAGATGATTAACAAGTACAAGAGTATTGTTGTTTAGTCTCTTGCAGATAGTACCAATAATCTCATTACGATATTTATTATCGTATATAAATGACAATTCATCTCGATATTCATTATCAGTTAACCTTAATGGTTTACATTTATAAGTAATATCTAGTATTTTAACTTGTACATTGACAAGAAAGTTTTCTGATCTTAATTCATAACTAGACTTTTCGAAAATAACTGGTCCAAATTTACCAATAATATTCCATTTATCTATTTGTTCTTCCGGTAGTGTACCTGTAAAGCCAAACTTGTTTTTGGTCTTTATCTTAGATACAATTTTAGTGATTTCGTTACCTGACTTTACCTTATGGCATTCATCAACAATTAGCAGATCTACGAATTTAAGAAAGTCATTATCCTCAAACTTGCTCTGCAGAATACCAGTATTACATATTATTACATTAGCAGTAAGGTCTGGAGTTATACTACCAGTCCATCTAGTAGTCTTAAAGTTTACACCACAATTTAAAAACTCATTGTAAGTTTGAGTTACAAGACCTAAATCAGGTACAATTAATAAACACTTAAATGTATTTTTATTATTAGTGTTATTAAAAAAGCTCTCTATAAGAGCAGCTGTAATAAACGTCTTACCAGCACCTGTACCTAACACACAAACCCCTCTACCAAACTTAAGAGCCTTTACTATTACCTCTCTTTGATAATCTCTTAGAGATAATTTAAAGTCACCACTAAGAGTGAAATCGTTACTACTATTTAATACTTTTTGCAGACTATCACTTATAGATATATCAGCAACTACTTGAATTTGTATGAGATATTTTCTTATATCCCAGTACATTCCTAGATCACATGTACCAGTAGGAGTTATAATATACTTTCTACGAGCTACGAACATTCCACGACGACGAGCAAATACAGCTCCCTTATTGTCTACACTAAAGTGCTCTCTTACTTGAGTAAACACATCACTATCGTCACAGATAAAGGTAAGTTTATCTGTTGTCTGCTTGTAGTCAAACTTAATTATCACTTAGGCTTGTTCTGACTGGTTAATCTGTATGATGTTTCGTATCTCCCAATGCATACTAGCGAATATCTTCTCTACCTTTTCGAGATATTCAATAATATAATCGAACTCTCTAATTTGATCATTAATGTCTTCAATCTCT